TCCCTTCGGCATCCGTCCGGAGGGGTTCAAGCTCATACGTGGACTTCTTTTTCTTTCGCGTGAACTCAACATCGTCCAAGTCGTATTGGGCTATCTCTATCGGCCCCCACTCATCTATGCCGAATGTCTCTTCCCGCGCTTCCCGTCGCTTCTCGTGCCATTCGGCATTGTACTCCTTTCCAGATCCGCCAAAACTTTTGAGCATTATAGTTCCCCCACGGCTTGTTCAACGTATTCCTTTGCGTGGTCCGGTCTACCTATTTCGTAATAGTCCAACGCTTCTTGGAGGTTCTCACGCACTGCTTCATTAGACTCTGTGGCTTCTAATACCTCAAGGATAGCATCGGCAGTGGCTTCACCCACACCTTTGATTTCCATGAGTTCGGCTTTCAAATCGGGCATACCTACACTTGTCACTAATCGGGTTTAGCGTTTCGCCCAAAAGAAAATTGGTTTGCTACGTTAGGAGTGTTTGATCCGGGCACCAGCATCGGTCTGGTGCCAAACGTGATCGACCTCCATTCGGGCATTGACCGCCTGAAGGTCACGAATCGGGTCGTCGTACTCCTTCATCTCAATGTCGTTGAAGAGGTACATCCCAAGCCGGTCTTGGTCGTAAACTACGGCCCCAAAGTCATCAGTACCGGAGTAGCCCCAACTCGTTGCACTGGGGAACTCATCAGCACTGGTAGAGGCAACCCCGTCACTAGATCGGAACCCTTCAATTCCAAGCAGCGGGAAGGCAACCCTATCGCGGATACCCTCATCATCGCCGAACTCGTTAGCCTTCGGAATCACCGCGTTATTCTCGGCGGTGTTGAAGAGTTCGTAGGTGAACGTCGGATGCTGAACTGCCGTGTCCGGCGATTCATCCGACAGTTCGACCTGTTCGATTGCCTTGTTGATGGACGCCCACCCACGGTTGTCTTCCGCCGAAGCATCAACGTCGTTGCTTGAATCAACGTTATCAAGCAGTTCGTTGAGCCACAGACGGTTGTTCGTCATTTCAACCTGATGGCCCGCCCATTCAATCTGCTTCTCAATGACACTGACAAGACTCTGCCGAATGAGCTTGTCCGTCGCAGCCGCACCGACACCGAACCGCTCGGTGTCCCACTCAATGCTTCCGGTCTTTTCTGCATTGTCGGGGATAGCAGACCCTTCTGCGACTGCCGGAGCGAACTGCGTATCCTGTCCACGTGGATGATCGCCCTTATCCCGATCAACCGGATAGACGGTGGTAGCGTCACGGGCGATTTCTGCCTTCCGTGCCCCTTCAATCACCGTGTCAAAGAGTTCCTTTCGGTAGAGAACATCAAGGTTCTCAACGGAATCCTCGAAGGCAAGCGTCCGTTTAATGGCTCGGTCGGCGTGAATGACTTTCTCGCCAAACGGCCCCTCCTGCCAATCGGATTCATTCGTCGCACTTTCCAGTTTGCGGAAGGGTTCGTGGCCTTCGCCTTTGTACCCAAGCGTGCGGGTAGCCTCTTCGTCGTCATGGGAATAGTGCTTGTCCGCAAGATACCGCTGATGGGGGTTTTCGGTTGCCCCGAGTCGGCGGTATTCAGACTTGTTGTGCGGCCACACCTTCGACATATCCCGTTCCGAAACGCCCGTGGACATAGCCGGGTGTGCCGCAAGCAGTCCCATGAGTCGCCAATTCCGCCCGGTGCTTGCGTAGTTCGACAGTAGCCGTTTTGCTTTTGTCTTGCTCATTGTTAGTTCACCTGTCCGCCACGGTCAATGACACCAACGAAGGTATCACCCTGACTGCCAGCACTCCCATGTGCCTGTCCGATGATGTAATCTCCGGTGGTTCCTGCCGTGCCAACTTCACCGTTGTTGGTAGACGGATCAACCGTAAGGAAGTCACCCGCACTCACTGAACTACCAGCGGTGAACCGAACGCGGGCACTACTCCCAACCACAGCCACTTCATCACCAGACGCAACACTTTGCAGAGCCACGCCATAGGCTTGTTCACCGGCAGTATCAGCGGGGCTTACGCTCCCGTCCCCTGTTAGTTTCACGACCTGTCCGGCGGTGATAGCCGCATCCGCATTGAAGGATGGCGCTTCACCCTCGGAAGGCCGCATAATCTCAATATCGTTGAATGGTGCTTCAAAGGCCATTGCTCTGATAGTGTCTTCTTGCTATATCGTTAAAACGTATTGCCCTTTAGAACGAACTTGTCCGGGGATACATTGAACTGATATTGTCTATCTCACCCTCTTCAGCATCCCCGGAAAGCGTCTTGCGGCTACTCTTATCGGGTTGGTCTTCCAGTTCCGACAGTCGTTTTTCCAATTCGTCTTTAGCGTCCTGCAACTCCTGCACGGTTTCTGCATCGGCAAGCTCTTCTTTCGTCTCTTCAATCTCTTCGCTCAACTCTTCCGCCATGTCTTCGCCCATCATTTCAGACTTCAGTTCGTCCAACTCGCCCCACAGATCATCCATCTCTTCTTGAATGAGGTCAACCACGTCGGATTCATCAAGCCCCTGCATATCTTTGTCTTCGGGGTCTTCCTCCGGGTCGTCGTCTTCGCCTTCGTGTTCCGCCATTTCAAGCGCGTCCATCAAGTCACCGTGGAGCGATTCAGCCATGTCCATGACTGCTTCATCGTCCATTTCGGACACGTCAATCCCCGCTTCGGACATGGTATCTCGAATTAGGTCAACGTCGGCCATATCAAGCCGTTCGCTTTCAAGCCGGTAAGGGCTTTGCCCTTCTGACAGTGCCACGCCCCGTTCCGCTGTCTGTCGGGCAAAGTGAACGGGTTTACTTGCGGGGTTTTTGACCAACCCAAGGCCAGAGATAAACCCACTCACCAGTTCTTTGACGCCCATTTTCTCGTTATTCTCTATCTCTTGGCCTTCGGCGTCAATCTCAACACTCGGTCCCCCAAAGCCTTGCTGTCCGTTGGATTCTAACGCCGTTTGCAGGTTTTTGTCTGCATACTCCCCCGCTGCGCTACTGGTGTCCAAGACTAAATCAGCATAGAGTTCGCCATTATCCGCTTTGGCGTTCTGCATTTCACCCACAGTGCTCACATCATTACCAGAATCGTGCATGATGTTGATGTGGTTGTTCTCTCTAATCTCAAGGTTTTCTAGCCCCTTTGGGGAATACCAGATTTCTTGGCCGGATGCTGAGTCGGTCCACTTGCCGCTTTCGAGAACCTTCACGTTCCGGTAGACAACTTCATTCTCACCGAGTTCTTCGCGTTCAATCGGTTCGGTGTCTAATTCGCTTAACTGGAACACCGGAGCCGACAGGCTTGGATCAAGTTGTCCTGTGTCTTCTACGTCGGGGTCTACACACTCCCCACCGATCTTGATTTGTCCATCGGGGCAGTCATCCGATAGGTTCGCGTCTGGTACATCATCATCCGGCACACAGTTCGGGACTTCCCGTCCGTTTTCCTGCTTGAAGCCAACCATAGTATAGCCTTCCCAACACGGGTCTTCATCAAGTTCCTGAGGGAGGGTCACATCATCATCCAGTTCACTCATATCAAGTTGGTCCCGACAAATCGCAATCGCCGTGCTTCTATCCATGTCGGGGTTATCATCTAAAATACTCTTTTCGCAGTCTTTGACTTCTTCCGGAAGGTCTTCTTGGACTTTGCGAAGGACGTCTCGCCGCGACAGTTCGGGCATACCAGAGTGTTTGCTATTCTAACCAATACCGTTTTGCCCTACATCCACATTCTTCGTGTGTCAATCGGGAAGATAGACGTGATCCCATAATCAGACACCCCAAAGCACGTGGCTATATCTCGGTATTGTTGTTCTACCCGTCCGCTGATTTGTTCAACAAATTCATCCGGTGGTTTCGGACTTGCACTACAAATGATCGGTGGCCCTTCCCACGGGATTCTCCCAGAGATGTGATAATGCCCCATGGCGGCTATGTCAAAGTCGTGTTCTAGGAGTGTTTTCACCCATTCCTTTTCGCGGGCGCTTGTCTCTGCCTGTGGTCTACGATGCTGTCCATGTCGAAGGTGGCCTTTCAGTTTGCCCCCACGCAATGAAAAGTTCTTGTAGGGCCGCGCTTCCCCAATCTGAAAGTTCACGTTCGTTAGCTCCCCGAACTCTCTGATTTGTGCTACGGCGTTTCGGATGGATTTATAGAGTATTAGATCCGCGTTCGCTTGCCGACTCGTTCCGCTTGCTCTATGGCGTCCGTGGTTCCCGACTTGGCACACCACATTCACCGTGTCAAACTCTTTGCTAAACGCCTTCAGTTGCTTAATCAGCGGATCAATCAAAGCATCATGTTGTTCATCAAGCCATGCATCTAAGTCTTCAAACTGCCCCGAATAAATCCCTTCATTTGTGATAAAGTCCCCACCCCAGAGTAGGTGTGCTGTATCATACGAACTCCCGTGTTTGGCTTTCAGATTCAAACTCTGCCGGGTCACGTAGTCAATAATATCGGTGATGTTCTCGGTACAATACTGGATATTGCCGTCTTCGTCGCGTACTTCATCCCCGGCGTGCAAGTCAGTTAAATGAGTCACCCAATCTTCGGTCCCTGAATCGGCGTTGAGTTCGGCTGTGGGCGTATCTAAATCTCTAAAGGCCCGGACTGTCCTATTATGTCTCAGTTCCCACCAGCGGTTCGCTTTGCGTGTTCTCGTGCCTGTGTGTTCACTGCTTCGTAGTGTATGCTCACCCTCTATGCCGATTGTCTCACTGGTTTTGTCTATGTAGACTTGCCACCCCTGCTTTTTCAGGTCGCGTAGGTGCTGTGTGACAACCGACTTTCGTTCCCCGACTTCTTCGGTGAGTTCATCTAATGTTGTCCCGGTCTGTAATTCACGGGCGATGTATTCTTCCCGTTCGGTTAGTTCCGATGGGTCCGGTTCTCCCTCTGGTTCAACATCCAGTGTTGGCAGACTATTATCTGAACTATTATTATCTGACTTATTGTCTGGTTCGTTTGTCACTTCCCACACCCCATCATCCTTGGCAAACTCATACCCCTTCTTCCTGAGTCTACACCGGAGGTCTGCACACCCGCTTTTACTAATCTCCAATGCAGCAACTAATTCATCTACCGTTGCGGGGTGACAATCCAAGAACTCACTCTGTCGTTGGGTTGGCCCATCGGCCATACAATAGTATTCGTTCAATCAAGTAAAAGCGATAGGGCTATACAGCACGTACCCACGTCTTGCGTTCATTCGGGTGTACCACAAAGTCTTCCGGGCGGGCTAAGTCATCCTGCATTTCATCATCGTGTTCCGGGGCTTCTTCAATCAAATCCTTGAGTTCTTCAAGACTCACCGGGTTGCCCCCGTGGTTCGGGTTGGTCCTTTCTATCAACCACCGACAGGCATCTGTTGTTCTCGGTCCCAAATTTCCGCTCCAGTAAAATTCTTCACCTTCGGTAAGGCCTTGCTCTTCGTATCCATCCTCGCGGGCGGAATTGACTATTGAAGCGGTTTCAGTCCGGGCTATGCGTTCGGCTTCATCTCTGGTTAGTTCGCTCTCTAAGTCCATCAGACGGCCCGCTATACTGTCCGTTGTCCATCCATCATTCTGCGTTAGCTCTTCGGTCATGAACTCCCTCAGTTGCATAATGTCATTTTCAACCAGCGTATCAAACTGACTGAAAATCGCCCCCTGCATGATGGATTCTTGTAGGCGGTCTTTCACAAATTCGGGTAACGCTCGCTCGGTGAAGTTGGCTAGTCGAACGTCCCCATCGGCTTCAAACGCTTGCTGGTGCAATTCATATAAGGTGTGTTCCCACGCTTCCCACCCGTCCGTGTCAACCGAGCGCCTAAAATCCGTATCACCGGAGAGTTCTACCCCTTCGGTGTCTTCTATACTCTCAACGATTCGTTGTGCCTGTTCAAACGCCGGATCGCCGCCCCATGTTCGATCACTAAACCACCCGTTATCAAAGTGGCATTTGTCAAAGTCCGATTCTTCGGCCTTCTCTGGTAGACTGCTTTCGTCGCACTCGTTGTTGCCTTGTGCCCTATGCCGACTGTGGAAGTTGGCTATCTCTTGCCAAAACTCCGGTTCAAGTGGCTCGTTGTTGTCGATATGATCCTTTAACTGATTGATCCGTGCGGCCCCCTCTTGTTGATCATCGGGATTGGGTAGCCCCTCTTCATCTATGAACTCTAAGGTTGGCTCGATTACATCTAAAATGGACTCATTCGGTACAAAGTCGTCTTCACTAAGGCCCGTGTCTTCGGTGTACTTGTCTGGTATCTCGGCTAAGTCTCTATTCTCAAGTTCGTTGTCCACCGCTTGCTCTGCCGCACTCCCGAAGAGTCCTCCGTCTGGTTGGTCGTCTGGTGATTCTATATCTTCCGGCGTTCGGAAACTCTCACCTTTCTCTTCATCTTCTAAGTCAGACAAGCCGAGTCTATCCCGCGCTTCGTTGGCAGTCATGTACTCCCCGACAGACTGAATCAGACTTGCCATATCCGTCTTATCATCAAGGAATGGGTCAAAGACGACTTCCATATCCTGTGTATGGTCAAACGGACTGTAATCCCGCACAATCGGTCGTAGGATGTCTTCAACGAATTGCTCACTGAATCGCCGTCTATCCGCTTCGTTCTGCAAGGC